ATTTGTGTTGTTTCTTTTGCTTGAAATTGGGCTAATATTTCTCTAAAATGATTAATTCTTTTATACGCATAAAAGCATGCTTCTTTGGGTGGTTCTTTATAAGATGGTTTTTCATTTTCAACTAAATATTGAATATGTTTATGACAAAAATTACAGACCATAATCCCTTCATGATCAATCGGGATTAGTTCTCCTTTTCTACATATTTGACAAATATCGGTTTCAACAATAAATTTATTAATATCAATAAAAGATTCATCGAGATTGGATAAATATTTTTGAATATTATCTTTATTATGACTATCATCGGATTCTTCCGTATTGGTTTTAATTTTAAAAAATGAATTTAATAATTTAGTTGGATTATTATTGTTAGATATTTCCTTTTTATTTTCAAAATAATCATAAATATATTTATTATTATTTAAATAATAATTTTTCTTATTTGATTTAAGGTCAATAATTTGACTTTTAATATTCTTAATTGAATCTTCTATTTCCAATTTTTGATCTATAGTTAATGAAGGATCTTGTAATAATTTAATAAAATGTTTTTTTTTAGCCCGTAAATCAGGGATAATTTCACTTTGATCCCGTTCAAAATCTTTTTCAATTTCTTTATGTTTACTATCTAAAGTAATTATACTTTTTTCGTCCAATACAATTTTTTTATTAGTTTTATGTTTAAAACTAGGCATTCAATATAATATTTTTAAAAAAATTATATTTAATACATATTTTTCTGTAAATGTTTTCTGTAAATGTTTTCCATTAATGTTTTCGAGTTATATTTTTATTAATGTTTTCTCTCTATTTAACAAAAATGAACATTAATATTGACAATTTTGATATCAGTCAATTAAACCCAAAAATTATTAATTTAATGTTTTATTTAAATAATTATTTAGAAAATAACTGGAAAATTCAGAAAAAACAAAATTGTTATGTTCTTAAAAAAAAAGATTCCAAAATTTATATAGATGATGCATTTCAAATGCCATTTAGTGCTGATATATGTGAAAAAGATAAATATATTTTTTGTTTTATTCATAATTCATTAAATAATGGATGGAGTATGAAGAAAAACAAGGATGAATATATATTTATTAAATATCATCAAGGAAAAAAAGAGATATTTTCGAAGAATTATATACATACATTCTTGAAGGAGAATTTTAAATTAAATTTAATTAAATAATTAAATGTAGATGATATATATTTAATCATAAAAAAAAAATATTTAGCAATAATATAACCAATGGGAGGTGGATTAATGCAACTCGTAGCTTATGGTGCCCAAGATGTATATCTTACAGGCAACCCTCAAATTACTTTCTGGAAAGTATCTTACAGACGTCATACTAATTTTGCAATGGAATCTATTGAACAAACATTTAACGGTCAAGCCGATTTCGGTCGCCGTGTAACCTGTACCATCAGTAGAAATGGTGATCTTGCTTACCGCACATATCTTCAAGTTACTCTTCCTGAAATCAATCAACAAATGAAAAATTCCTCTGGCTCTGCCGTTGGTGTTTACGCTCGTTGGTTAGATTTCCCTGGAGAGCAACTTATCTCTCAAGTTGAGGTTGAGATTGGTGGTCAAAGAATTGATCGTCAATATGGTGACTGGATGCACATCTGGAATCAACTTACCCTTACTTCTGAACAACAACGTGGTTACTACAAGATGATTGGTAATACCACTCAACTCACCTTCATCACTGATCCTTCTTTCAATGATGTTGATGGACCTTGTGAATCCAATGCTCCTCGTCAAGTGTGTGCTCCTCGTAACGCTCTTCCTGAGACCACTCTTTATGTTCCATTCCAATTCTGGTACTGCCGTAATCCTGGACTTGCTCTTCCTTTAATTGCTCTTCAATATCACGAAGTCAAGATTAATCTTGATATCCGTCCTCTTGATGAGTGCTTATGGGCTGTTGGAGACCTTAACTGCGTCGATAATGCTAATGGTGCCAAGGGTAACACTGGATCCGGTAAAGTCACTACCGCATACAACCAATCTCTTGTCGCTGCTTCCCTCTATGTTGACTATGTCTTCTTAGATACTGATGAGCGTCGTAGAATGGCTCAAAATCCTCATGAATACCTTATTGAACAACTTCAATTTACTGGTGATGAATCTGTTGGTTCTTCCTCCAATAAAATCAAGCTTAACTTTAACCACCCTGTTAAAGAGCTTATCTGGGTTGTCCAACCTGATGAAAATGTTGATTACTGTGCTTCCCTCGAATGCGGACAAACTCTTTTCTCCGTATTAGGTGCCCAACCTTTCAATTATACTGATGCTGTTGATGCTCTTCCTAATGCCATCCACTCTTTCGGTGGACCTGACGGAGTTGCTGAGACTTCTCAATCATACATCACCGCTGATGGTCTTTTCCACGATGCTGGTGCCGTTGATGTTACTGCCCAAAACTGGTGGACCAACCCTGGAACCAACGCTGCTGTTGCTGGTGGTGCTCCTGCCAATGATTACGCCGCAACCAACTTTGGTTTCGGAACCAGTTCTAACCAAACCGCACAATCTCCTCAAGTTGCTATTGCCAACTCTGGTGTCTCTGATGCTGGAACCTTTGTTCTTTCTGAAGCTTCTTTAGATATGCATTGCTGGGGTGAAAATCCTGTTGTTACAGGTAAATTACAACTTAATGGTCAAGATAGATTCTCTGAGCGTGAAGGAACATACTTTGATCTTGTTCAACCATGGCAACACCACACCCGTGCCCCTGACACCGGTATCAATGTCTACTCTTTTGCCATGCGCCCTGAGGAACATCAACCTTCTGGCTCATGCAATTTCTCAAGAATTGACAATGCTACTCTTCAACTTGTTCTCAGTAACGCCACTGTTGAAGGAACCAAGACTGCTAAGGTCCGTGTCTATGCTACCAACTACAATGTCCTTCGTGTCATGTCTGGTATGGGAGGATTAGCGTATAGTAATTAATTTGTGACCTACATATTATTCAAAATAATTGTGACCTACAAAGTATTCTAATAAAAAGGGTTCGCCCACAAAAACAAAATAAAAATACAATAATTAATTTATATTATTTATAATTTAATTATTATCATGAAGTTAAATAATCGGTTATTTCTTTGATTTTCGGTAATCGGCTAACTCTTTTGCGCGTTGTTTTTTGTATTCTTCATCACCATATTTTTCTTTTAACTTATCCCGCGAAATTTGTTTTCTAATACGCGCGTCTTCGCGTTTTTCTTCAACTGTTTTTTTATTCGTATTTTTAACAATATTTTTGGATGGTTTATGGGTTTTATTTATAATTGTGGTCGTTTCAACCTTATTTTTACATTTCAGATATATCTCGTTCATTTTATTAAATAATTCACCCAATTGCATATCCTTTTTAATGAAATTGCAGCTACCACAACAAGATTCTACATTAGACGTTATATACCCAACCTTATTATCAATACGGTCAATGCCATTTTTATATTTTTCACATGATTTTCTACCACATAAGTAACATTGCGAATTTATAATTATATTGTATTCTTCAATTGTTAATTCGTATGATAATAATTTATTATCAGCGCGATTTTTATACCTATTATAACTTACTGCGTCAGCATCACAAAACTCTTTCGGAAAATAACGTCCTTTGATTTTGTTATTATATGTTAAAATATGTTCTATTCGTTTTAAAAATACATCAACAGATAAAGAACATTTCATATAATTACATGTTTTACAACAACTGGCGCAATTATCCGTAACATATCCTATATTTGAATCCAATCTATCAATACCGTTAAATCCTCTTTCTTGAATAATATTGCAATAATGACACGGTTCATTCACAATGGTATTGAATTCTTCTTGGGATATTTCAAAATCTAAATTTTTATCTCTGGCACATCTAATATAATTAGAATAATGGATTTTTATATTTTCTAATCGCGATTTATTACTCACTTTTACTTTATCCGGATTATTTTCCCTCCACTGTTTCGCATGTTGTGCGTTTCTTTCCAAATATTCATTAATATCCTCATCAATCTTTCGTTGTCTATGGTTCATACAATACATAACTATCTTCTCATAATTTGATTCCTTCCATTCAGTTTTTTTCGCAATTCGTTCGGGTTTCTTATCCGAAATACGATGTAACTCGTTACAATGCTCTTTATCTCGTTTTTGGTCTTGAATACAATTATTATCTCTACATTTTTTACAAGTTTTCGTAGACCCACCATTGATGCCAATAAATAAACTATTTTCAAACTCTTTACAACAAGTAGAACAGGTTTGATGCGTATCCGTTTTCTTACTATTTTTCGCATTTACCCTACGAGTTTTGTCTTGTTCACGGTCTTTTTCCAAACAAGACTGACAACGAGCATATTGATAATCTAATTCAAGTTGGGTTCTACAGCCACGAATATACTGCTTACAAACCGTCTTACCCATAGCTACGGTTTCATCAACAAATATACATATTTGATGTTTCTTACAATAAATATTTTCTTCTGAACGTTTGAATATACAACCTTCGTTTGCACATAAAACGATATTTCCCCTATTTATTTTTTGATTTTTCTTTCCTCTATCACGACAAGAATAACAAGTCTTACCTTCAGATATGTAATATGATTTTTTACAACCCGAACATATCTGTAGATTTGATAACATTTCTACTGTATAATCAACCATATAATCGTGTTTTTTACAAAAATGGGTATCATTTATGATATTACATCTACACCCTTTCAAATTTCTATCTATTGCCAAACATTTTGTCATTATTATATATTATATACATTTTATATTTAAGTTGTTAATAATAGAATTAACAACTTATTCCTAAATATTCTTATCCTTTTTGTTTTCTTCCAATTATTTTTGGAGTTTTTCTTTTCTTCGTAAATATGATTGTTTGTTATATTCCTTTCTTTGCTCAGGCGTAGATGTATAATTTGTTTTTTCTCTACATTTTTTTACTCTTTCCTTCACTAATTCTTTGTTTTTTTGGTAATACACTTTGCTGCTAGGAGGTGCTGTATATTTTTTGAGATGTTCTTTGGTTGCTTGTAATTCTTCCTCTAATTTAGCATTCTTTTTTTCTAATTCCTTTATTATTTCATCTTTATCCATTACGATAGTATATATAATATAAAAATATTTATATCTTTTTATTATATTTTGTGTAAATATGTAAATATGTAAATATGTAAATATGTAAATAAATCCGACTTCATCCTTAGAGAGAAAATCAAGATTAAATACGATTTTGAATTTTAAACAAAATTTTTAAACTATAAAATTAAAAAAAACTCATTTTCAAAAAAAAATTGAAGTATTTTTTGTTAATTGTTGTTGAGTAATTCTTAATTGAAACTTAAAGCTAACTTTAAACTTAACAAAATGAACTCTAACATGAACATGACATGAACATGAACATGAACATGAACTACAACGATATGAATACTCCATCTAGATATATAGGTGATGAAAATGAGATATTCAGTTTCTATATCCCTCGTATTTCAAAAAATTATACCGAAGAAGATATTAAATTTGTATTTAATATTAATTGTATTGGTGAGGTAAAACGCGTCCAATAGGAAATATGATTATAAATGAAACTCATGATATGAATACATCCTATAAACTGTATACACATCCAACTCGTCCTGAATATTGGGTATTATTAAAAAATCATAAACCAATTAAAGACACTGACCTGAATATTCATCAACTAGCTGAAAATACTAGATTACTAGAAGAAAAGGTCACATCACAAGATAATATTTTGACAGAACAACAAAATATTATTAAAACACAACAGGAGCAAATCGAGCGCCTACAAGAAAGTCTTGACCAATTAATGGGACAAGAGAATGATAATTATGATGAAGATTATGATGAAGATTATGATGAAAATTATGATGAAGATTATAATGATAATCCTATGACCATTGATGAACTTGAAACTGCTGATAATGCTGTTGATAATGAACGCCCTCTACTAGCTGCTTGGCATAAATATAGAGATGGAGGTGTTGTTCATTCTAAAGAATTTCGTGCTATATTTGAACAAAGCCGTCAAATCCATTAATTCTTATAATGATGATAATAGACAGCTCAATAATCGTAATTTTGAGTCAAGTTTGGATATGGAAACACGCAAGTTGTTTTCTACACACTTATGTAATAATTAATAAATAAAAATAAATAAAAATAAATAAAAATTAGATTAGGAATAGATTAGGAATAGTATAGATTTTATAACATTTAATTAAATAAAAACTTTTTTTATTTTTTTATTAATATTCTACATAAGTATATTCAATATTACTTAAAATATCTTCATTTTCAATAGTTATTACATTAGATGAGGGTTCTAGTGGGGCGGATGGTGTTGGATTTGATTGTGAATTAGGTGAATTCGGTGGATTTGGCGGAACAATAACAAATTCTGGATTTATAATATTATATGATACATCTACATCTACATGATGTAAAGTAAATGAATTAGTTGTTACTTCTGTGGAATTATCAAGTATATTTTCTAAATATCGTATATATCCTCGATTATTATCATTACTGCTATCACTATCACTATCAGAACTATCACTTTCATTACCATTAGTCTTATCAATATTTTCTTCAATATCAATTTGATTATAGTTAATACAAACTTTTAGCCAAACTCCTATAACCATTATCATTCCTATTCCTACTCCTATTCCTAGTCCTGTTAATAAAGCATATTTATACATATATAATTATTTATATTATTAATATTAATAATTAGTGCTTTTTTTTAAGTTAATTTATTGAAACTCATCTTCTTTATTAATAAACATATGTATCTGAAATATTGTTATGTATATACATACTCCAAATAAAAGCCAAATGAAATAATTGATATCCCAAAATTCGGGGAACCACATTTGTATTTCCTTCAAAGGATATATCATTAAGTGTATTCCACCCATTGGAGAGAAATAATCATTTCTCCACCATATATTACCCATCTGCGGAGAAAATTGAACATATAGTAAATAGAGTAGTGTAATAAACAATTCAAACAATAATAACATTTTATTCAATATATATATAAGAATGGAAAGTAAAACTGTTTTTTTTACTCTAGCATCATTTTTAATTTTTATTGTCATTCTCTCTATGTTGGGAATTTTAGGACCTACTGACACAACCTCAACAGAAAAAGTTGTAGTTACTGGTGGAGGTGCTGGTATAGGAAGATACTTTTATCCTCCTGTATATGGTGGAAGACCCTACCGAAAAAACGTTGTATATGCCCCC